CAACGTGATAATGTCCACAATAATGTTCGCTATACCGTGCCGTCTCAAGAGCCTTGTCCAACATTTTATCACTTACGGTGGGCGCAAAACCTAATTGTCTACAAACCTCACTGCCACCAGTGTGAGAAATAATGTAATCAATATAAAAATCATGTTGTTCAAGATTGTAAAGTGCATGGGAAATATCTATTGAAGTAATCTGTTCCTGCGGCCACCAGGACTTACCCTCAGTTCTCCACTCCTTATCATGGCTATCCGCACCATTAATAAAAAGCATTTTCTTTCCATTAATTGTATAAATTTCTCCACCAATAGCATAAAAAACAGATGGCTGAATTTCACGAGCCTTGCCGCCAAAAATTTCTACAATGGGATAATCGTTAATAAGATTATAACCCTCATGATTTCCAAGGCAACAAAAAGTAGTAAAATTTCTTTCATCAAGCCATTCCTGCCAATATTTATCTTCTTTAGAACCATCCCACACCAATCCCGCATCGCCACAAACAATCATAACATCAGACTTATCCAATTCTTTTTGAATCGGAAAACGACGAACTGCAAGTTTACAGATGTCAATTGATTGATGAAGATCTCCTGTAATAAATGTTCTATTCATATTGCCTCCAATTACTTCTTAAAATCCTCATATTTTTTCTTAGTTTGCCCATCTACGAAGTAGGTATTGTAATCCGCTTGTTCGATATAATACCATTGTTTATATAAGTGTCCCATTTTTAAGGCGTCATGTAAATGATATGAAATATTGTAATTTTCATCTACTCTTTGTCTAAAAGACAATTGATCAATTGTTTTACTATTGTTAACAACATTACGAATAGTCAGTAAATAATCAATAGTCATTCTGTCTTCTATAACAAAAACCACTCTTTTAAGAATGTCTCTACAATCCGTCTGTTCCGCTTCAAAAACATCATCAATTGTATTGCAGTGAAAAACAATTCTATTAAATAATTCAAGAGGAAGTTTATTTTCAATTTCTTTGATGTAAGAAGTGTGAAGCTCGATTTTTATATCATTTTCTCTGCAAATCGAAAACAATCTATCATAAAAATCTTTGTGTTTATCAAATTCAAACATCGGATCGCCGCCACCTGAAATTGAAATGTAATCATATCCTCCTGATTTATAAGTTTCTAATAGAGTATCAAGAGATTTCACTGTTGTTTTTGGAATGTTGATACCATTCTTTTTTACAATACAATAAGGGCACTTATAATGACACCCAAAATTTGTAATAATTGATAAACATTTTAATTCCATTATTCTTTTCCTTTCTTAAAAATATTTAATAACAACTTCTCGAATTTCGAGGTACTACAAATTTCTTAATTATTGCATTTGGAAATAATTCTTGTAATCTCTTCCTTGCTTGTCCTTTTGTAAGAAATTCATTTTTCTCTGTCAAGTAGAAATTAAATCGTTCTGTATGGTCTTTATAATATGCATGACACATATACAATCCTTTGTGTCGAAAGAACGCAATCAATTCAATTTCTGTTCTTAAGACGGGACATTCTTCTAATTTAGAATAAATCATATTTACAACCTCTTTTCTCTCATTTTCTATAATAATTAGACTTCAAATTGGAAGGAAAAAAATCAAATATTAAAGAAAATAATGCCATTTATTTATTTATTTTCAATCCCATTGCACTTTATTTAAAAACTCTCGGTTAGGTCTAATTTGTTCTAAAATCTTATTATATGTTTCTCCGCTATAACTGGAGGATAAAAAAGTTGTGTTTGATATATCCTTAAATTTAGTGTATCTAAAAGGATGTCTTAAGAGATATTTTAAGATAACCATATAATCCTCTTCTTTTGATTTTACGACCTTAGAAGGCCATTGTCTCCAACAAGTATATTCTTTACACAAAAAATCATTAATGGTAGGGATTAGCAACTTAACCCCTCCTACACCAACCTTAAACAATTCTGTTCCATCTGATTCTTCTGTAATTTTAATGTGAAGAATTAAATGTTCAACATAATCACAATACAATAAATTTTTTGGCATTTGTAGTTCAAATGGCATCATTTTAGCAATCCTAGGATCACTTAATCGAATAATTTGGTCTTCCCAAATGTGGTGTATACATAATCCTTCCTTGGTTCTTGAATTTTCTTTTGGTTTTGATTTACAATTAGAATTTGTAAAATATGGTCGATCAGGTTGGCCATATTTTTTTATTAAAAAATCACAATAAGATTCATAATTCATTTTATTAAGTATTTCTAAAGTATTCACTATAATTTATCTCCTTTTCTCATTTTCTATAATAATTATACCACACTCTAAAAAGAAAGTCAATATCCTTGTGGCCGCCGAATCAAAATTTCTCTCTATCCATTGTCTCAAATCTTGGGGCGGCGACAGAGTATAAAAAGAGGGTAGTAGAAAAACTACTACCCACAAGACCTTCTGCTCTATGAGACTTTAGGTATCTTTACAAGCGATCCGCCGTCTTAGTATCTCGCTCCAAGAAAACGCTATAGTTCTCGTTCTATAGAACGCCAATAATAAGTATTGGTACTCCATTATCCGAAGATAAAGTCCTAATATCTCGCTTAGGCTACGCGCTCCCACTGACAAATAGTCATGAAATAATGTATTTTCTCTGTTATCATCTATAAGATTGCTGATTAAAGGTCTTTTTTATGAAGAACATTTAACGGCGATGAGAACGGATAAAAACACCGCCGCAATGTTTTTATACAAACTCGTACTGGCTAAGAATCTTAACCATTGCTTCGTAAGCACTCATTGAAATTAATTCAGTAAGATTACCAAAAGTACTAGCAGAACAACCGCTTACAAAAGCAACATAAGGATTATTAGAACGGGCAAGATATGTGTTCTGTCTACTCTCTGCATTCCAAAGAATCATCTTTGGACATTCAAGCCCAGCATTTCTGAACTTATTCACCCATTTTGTAATGATATCATCACAAGCATTGGCTCTCATAAATCTATCAATCTCCATATCAGAAACAATAACAAGCGCGTCAGGTGCATCATTTTCTCTTACTGCCATTTCATAAATAGCTTCAAACATTTTATCCATTTCAGTATTATACCCAACGTTTCTCATAACTTTTCTAATATTAGTTTCAAGACTCTCATTTTCATCAATCTTGTAAAAATAAGGCTTATCTGTAAAAGTAAGATAATATCCGTGATAGGACCCTTGATTAAAAGTTGCTGCATACATTGCAAGACCCACTGACGCCGCCATAGGCATTCCGGTCATAGAAGCAGAAACATCTGCTGCAACTACAATCTTAGCATCTTCCTTGAACCAATTCTTTTGTGCCTTCCATTGAGCTTCAAGGATAGCCTTATCGGCATTGCCACCGTACATGAACTGGTAGGTGATGTCATAAGGATAAAGAGTCTGAGCATTTACCTTTGCTTCACCAGTAGTCAGCTCGTGCTTATACTGAGTAAAAGCATTAGGACAATGCTTGCCAAAAGCAGTAGAATATCTCTTCATTGCGACAGAAGGTACTGCCTCGAAGTTGATAGCCTCCCACTCATTAGTAGACATCTTAACCTCAACTACATTAGAATACTTACGAAGGGCCGCAAGGGTCTTACGATAAGTTCTCTCAGAGATACCTGCAACAGTACAGAACTTTCTTGCAAGTCTCTTAGATTCAGCAGAAGAAGTGTTAATAGACTTCATCCACTTTGCGGCGAGACTAATAGGCTTACCAACCTTCATTGCTGCCGCATCCTTAAGAAGAGTATCCTTCATAAACTGCCACATAGCAGTCTCTGCAGGGGTTCCCTCAAGGGCATAAAGGTCATCGAAACGACCATTCATTACAAAGGTCTGGAAATTTCTCTCCACCTTTGCACGATCAATATAAGCAAGAGCCTTAAGAAGAATCTTACCGATTCTACGCTCACCAAGACCTACTCCACGCACATCACGAGCATAGAGGACAATCTTGTCAGCAAGCTCCTTGTCTTCCTTACGAGCCGCATGATACATCTGAACAATATCAGCTTCATCACGCTTTCTCATACCGCCAACTACGGCAAAAAGAGATAAAACATCACTATCAAGTTTAGAATAAGCTACCGCGCCATTTTCCGTAGTCTTCATGGTTGTCATTGCATTAAATCCATCTACAAAACTCATATTATTACTCTCCTTTTTGATATATTAAACTCAATAAATAATCTGCACTTATTTCTTCATAGTCTTCACATGAAATTTCAATAAGAGGAATATTATTCTTTAGGCAATATTCCCTCTTCTTTTTATCATTCTCTTTTTGCTCATCAACTGTAAGAGAGCCTTGCCAAGCAATCATATCTTGAAAATGTTGTATACCTTGAAATTCGATCAAACAAATTAAAGATTGAAAGGAATCAAAAATAGCAAAATCAAATTTTAATTTATTTCTCTTTCCTTTTAAATCATTAAAAGTATATCCTTTTATATGAGGAATTTTATTATCATTAAGAATTTTAGAAATTTTTTCTTCTCCCTTTGATTTCAAGCACCCACAAGAACGAGTTGCTCCACTTTTTAAAGAGCCTCTTCCAACAGAAATTTTTTCTCCACAATCACAAACACACCACCAAAATGCTTGTTTACTCGCGTCTGTTTTTTCAAAGTCTCTATTGATTACAGTTAGTTTACCAAACTTCTTTCCAGTTAAATCATCCATATTTTTAATGCCCGCCACACGATAAGAATTACAACCGCAAGATTTTGTTTTACCTTCTATTAAAGCATCTCTTCTTACTGTTGTTATTTTTCCGCATTCACACCGACAATCCCAATATGAGTGATTAGAACCTCCAAATTCATTATTTTTTGATAGAACAGTTAATTTACCAAAAACCTTTCCTGTTAAATCTTCATGCCTTAAAAAAATTAACCAAGGATAGACACTTTGTATTTCTTTAATAAAACGAGTGTCTGTACCTTTGTACCCTAATAATTTAGCAAAAGTTTGTTTATTTGCGCTTTGATTATAAATTTCTCTCAATTCTTCCTCTGAAAAAGCTTCCCACTTTCTCATAATAAACACCTCATAATATTTATTTCCTCATATAAAATAAAAAGACAAAGAGAAGGCTATGAGGAACCTCATCATAAGTTAATTACTCTTATTTACTCTTTGTCTTATTAATTATTAAATTATTAACAAGACGATTGAAGGAATTGAACCTTCTCTAAAAATTTTACAAAAGAATTTTTATTTAACCATTTAAAGTTTGCTGAAACCGTCTTTTGAGAAAGTTTAGTAAGAACAACACTACCTCGTGAAAGTATTTCTCTTTAGTGTCATTTTAGAAATTATTAGCCGACGAGGCCACACTCGCATTATACTCCCTTTTGACAGAAGTAGGTTTTTATTAAACTACAGCGAATAATTTCCTTGGACTTTCAACCAATTGCACCCACTGCTGTTTGGGCGGCACGAACTACAGCAGCACAAGTCCGTGACTAACTAATTAGGAATATTTAACTTTTAAGGGTAAGGCACTTCCAAGGTTTTACCCACTGCCGACCTATAAGACTTAGCGTGGTCCGCATTAATAAGAGGCGTGCTAAGTTCATTTAATTTTTACAAGACAGTATTATAAACTATGTCAGGAGGACAAACCTGATTAAAAATATTTTCACTATATCATTTTAAAAATTATAATAAAGTGGCTGGTACTGTCTTTAATTTGGTTTTTGCTATGGAGAAAACCAATAAACTCTATGGTGGGCAGAGATGGAGTCGAACCACCCGAGCACAAAGGCATGTGATTTACAGTCACACCCGCTACCACTTACGGTTTATCTACCCATATTTGATTGTTTGGAGAACCACTCCTACTTTCGCTTGCCAACAATCACAGCAACAATCGTCTGGACTATACGGCGCCAGTTACCGCCCGTTCCTACAAGGTTGTTTTCCTATTGACTGGTTAGGTCTGGGCGTGAGGCTATCTCCCATAAATGGAGCAGCATAGGGGACTCGAACCCCCAACATCTGCTTGGAAGGCAGAGATGTTACCGTTACACCAATGCTGCATATTGGCGGGATAGATAGGATTCGAACCTATAGCCTTGAAGTTAACAGCTTCCTGCTCTAACCGTTAGAGCTACTATCCCAAATATCAAGACGAATTTAACTTATCAGATCCCAAATCAGATGTTTAAGATTGCTGTTTTCGTCTTTCATTAATATAATTAAATCACATTCCGTAAGAAAAGTCAAGTATTTGAATTATCAACCCTATCGAAATTTCGCAGAATACGTTCCCACTTACGGATAAGTCTTGCGTTTTCCACAGGCTTGGTCTTCAACTTCTCAATTCTCAAAACAATATCTTCTCGTCTCTTCATCTTAATTTCTCCTTTCGAACTTTACTATAACTATTATAGCATATTTTGAAAATTTTGTCAACCTACTCGCCGCCGAACTTTCTTTGTAAAAAATTTTAGAAAAAGTAAATAACTTCCTCTAATAATTTCGGCGGCGGGCGATTGTTTATGGCGGCTGGGGTGGGATTCGAACCCACGGGGCTGTTACACCACAGAAGATTTCAGGTCTACGCCCTTATGACCACTTGGGCACCCAGCCATTTGGTACCCTCATCCAGAATTGAACTGGAATATGAGACTTAGAAGGTCCCTATACTATCCTTTGTATTATGAGGGCATTTAATTGGAGGCTCTACCCTGATTCGAACAGGGGACTTCTGATTTGCAGTCAGACGCCTTAACCCACTTGGCTATAGAGCCAATTAACAAGACCTTTTCTTAAGAGGGTCGTTGCTCTACCACTTGAGCTACTCTGGATCATATCCAGAGGAAGGATTCGAACCTCCAACACACGGCTTAACAAGCAATTCTTTTAGAAAAAGTTTTTCGCTGTAAAGGTCTTAGAATGGTCTTCCATCTCAGATTCGAACTGAGACTGAATACGGTTTGAGCATATTGCCTCTACCAATTGGGCTAATGGAAGATTGGTGCGATTGATGGGATTCGAACCCACACTAAATGGATTTTAATGGTACAGGATATTGGTACTGCCCCAATCAAAGTCTTTTAATCCTGTGTCCATTGCCTCTGCCTGTTGGGCTACAATCGCATTTCTTAATCACTATAAATATTATATCATATTTCAGAAGAAAAGTCAAGTGGGTTACATTTAACTAACAATCCCAAATCCTTTTCTGCAAAATTTAATATATCCATAATCGCAGAAAGTCCTCCGCTATACAAAGGATATGCTTCATTACTACATTCTGATAAAATTTGAATATAATTATCCTCAAGTCTTTCTATGTAAGAAAGAAGAATATCAAGTGCTTCTGTATCACTCATTTTCATAACCTCTTTTCTTAATCACTATAAATATTATATCATATTTCGGAAGTTTTGTCAACATACTGGTGGCGGCGATAGGATTCGAACCTATGGTCTACTGCGTATGAAGCAGTCGCATTTGACCAACTATGCTACGCCGCCATAAACAAGACCCATTAAATACGTCGCTCTATCCAATTGAGCTATCTCCCCATATTGGTGGAGAGAAGAGGGCTCGAACCTCTAACCTACGGCTCCCAAAGCATATAAGAAAGTTTGCAGTATAGGTCTTAATGGTACGGGATAGGGGACTCGAACCCCTAAAACCTTGCTTCTAAGGCAAGTATGTATACCTAAATTCCATCAATCCCGCATCTTTCGCCGCCAAATGACGACAAAATAGAAACCCTTGCTTGTACATCAGTTCCCCGTATTATATCCACATTTGCATCGCAATTTATGCCCACACAGGAGGGTCGCATGGAGAAGGGGCACGCCCCGGGACGGGCAGCATTATTTAATTAAGCGGTAATTGCTTATATGGTATACCCAATTCCACTTCTGCGAACTGGAGAATATCCTGTATAGCCATTAAATGATAAGCACATACGTATTTATCAAATCCATCTTTTGCTCTTTGCCGCCAGTATCTTTCAGCATCAAGAGTATATTCAAAAAATGCATCAAGCTTCTCTTTATCTGTCATATAATTCTCCTTTATTTGCTAATCTTATTTGCAATTCCTGAGGCGGCGTAACTATCAGGTTTAATTACCGCTTCGTAACCACAAGAATGAACCCAAGACACAATCTCTTTAATTAGAGTTGAAGTCTTTCCATAATGACCAATGTCACAATGGATTTTAAAATGAAGATTTAACTCTTCAATATCAATTTCCTTTTCAAGAAGAATAAATCCAACTTCATCAAGTAATCCTTGAGCATTCTCAAGACTTCTTGAAGTCTCTTCAAATATCTTTTCTTTAAGAGATTTAATCTTTCGAATAAAATCCGTCCGATAGAAGAAGATGCCGCCATGTCCAACACAGTGGATTGCGATAACTTCTACCATTTTTGTTTTACTATGGTTTTGGCTATCTGTACCAACAGTGATTTCATACTCTTGATTTGTATCTTTGCTAATATAGTCTGCAATTAACTTCATCATTTCACTATAAGTAACAGGCTCGCCATTACCTCGATGAAATATTTTAGTATTCACAGCTACCTCTCCTTTCTATTTAGTATGCTGTTTTTTCTGTCTTTAATGCCCTCTTCGGAAAACAGCAAAACGTCATGCACCCCTTTATTTATACTTAGTCGGCCGTCTAAGTTAATGGTGCGGATATCGGGATTTGAACCCGAACGATTGCTCACTGCCCCCTCAAGACAGCGTGTCTACCAATTCCACCATATCCGCATTTCTTAACTTTCCATAATAATTATAGATAGTATGGGTGGAAGGACGAGATTCGAACTCGCAGCTTCATGGGCCACAACCATGCGCTTTACCAATTAAGCTACCTACCACATCTATTGGTCGAAGAGGGGGTAGTCGAAACCCCGACTCTAGTTCCCAAAACTAGTATTTTACCGTTAAACTACTCCTCGATAATAAGACACCTTCGAACGATAAGCAGTGTTCTTTTTATAAATAGAGCTTAAAATTTTATTGCTGGAAAGTGTCTAATGGTGACGCCAGTGGGATTTGAACCCAACGCTCTCCACCTTGAAGGGGTGGCGACTTATACCGCTCGTCTATGGCGCCATTTAAATGGTGAGGCAGGCGGGATTTGAACCCACGATCTTCACCTTGAGAGGGTGATGACTTAATACCACTCGTCTACTACCCCATAAAACAAGACACATTAAATAATTGCCCTACCATTAGGCGACTTTTCGAAATAATTGAAAAGATAGGAATCGAACCTACAATAGATTATAAATAATCTTTGGCTGTATGTGTCTTAATATATGTATGTGTTCTTCTTTTTACGAAGGTTGGAGAACCCCTTCAATCTAATATTGAGAAATAAACAACCTATGGCCACCCCGATGGGATTCGAACCCACAACTTTCGGAGAGACAATCCGATGCTCTAGCCAAAATTGAACTACGAGGCGATATTACTTTATCAAAGTATTTGGCACGGGCTGAGGGACTTGAACCCATCATCTTACGACTTTGGAGGTCGGCATTTTTCATTAAACTAAACCCGTATGTAGTATCTTCTGCCGCAGCAAGGTGTACCGACCCGATAGCTATCTTTAATTTTCTTTCCTGTCGTTTCGTGACTCAGAAATATTGTAACCGTCTCCGCTAAGATTATATTTTTAAGCTCCTATTGAACCATGAGTCCTTCTTAGTTAGTCTCAGAAGTCACTTTTCTGTATCGTAGAAAAGATTACGCTTTACATTCGCCGCACTGTGGAGTCGTGTCTAGCCCACGTCCATTGTGTCGTTGCCCCAGCATTACCACGTGGAGGTTTGTAAAGAAAATGCTGTTGCGGAGCAGTGGAGTCGAACCACTTATTTCCACCTTATGAGGGTGGTGAGATACCGTTTCTCTAGCCCGCCATGTTTAATATTTAATTTTATGTAATAATTATAACATAAAATTCTTAAAAAGTCAAGACACTCTTTAGATTCACAGCTTAAAATACTATTCCTTAAGATTTTGCTGTATGTGCCTTATGGCGGTGATGGAAGGATTCGAACCTTCGGTCCGCCATAAAGACGGACGACAGATTAGCAATCTGCTGGTTTAAGCCTGACTCACCCACATCACCATATTCAACTTTAACCCAAGTTGACAGGGTTGAGGTTGTTTCTTACTCCAACACTCGCCATCCTTTTCATATCGCCTTTCGACTGGTGCATCTTACAGGATTTGAACCTATGGTCTTCTGATTAAGAGTCAGTTGCTTTACCAACTAAGCTAAAGATGCATTTAAATGGTGCGCCCGACGAGGCTCGAACTCGTGACTCTCACATTAAAAGTGTGATACTCTACCAACTGAGTTACGGGCGCAGAAAGAGGTTCCACGATTATAAACCATTTAAACTTCTTCGTGGTAAGTTTTCTTGGCGAAATTTTGGAGCACCCACCCTGACTCGAACAGGGGACAGAAGATTACAAATCTACCGTTTTTCCAACTAAACTATGGGTGCATTTCTCAACTCTCTATAAATATTATAACATAATTTTTATAAAAAGTCAAGTGGGTTAATTACTCAAGACATTATTAGTTCGGACCGCTGTCTTTAACCACTTGACTACTTCCTCATATAATGGTGAGGAAGGCATGGATTCGAACTAGCGTAGACTTTCGTCGGCGGTTTTACTGACCGTTCTTTGCTATTAATGTCTTTATGGTACAGGTGGCGAGATTCGAACTCAGCAATCGCTCTCTTATAAGGGGAGTGCATTCACCAATTATGCTACACCTGCATCTTCAGAAAGAGGTTGTGGCGGTATCAATGGCTACCGCCGAGCCAAAGATTTTATTGGTGCCGCGGGGCAGAATCGAACTGCCGACACGAGGATTTTCAGTCCTCTGCTACTACCAACTGAGCTACCGCGGCATTTGGTTACCCTATCTGCCGACACCGGTCTTGGTGTCCTAAGAGACCTAACAAATAGAGTATGGTACGGGCGACAGGGATTGAACCTGTGACTTCCGCCTTATCAAGACGATACTCTACCAACTGAGTTACGCCCGCATTTCTTAACTCACTATAAATATTATATCACATTTCGTGATTTTTGTCAAGTGAGTTGTTTTAAATAATCTTCTAAAGAAATATTCTTCTCCTTATTAAAATAATGGAATTCTCTATGGCAATTTGCACAAAGTAAAATACACTTATCAATTTCAGCTAAAACTTTATCCATACCATATGAATTACTAACCAATCTCGCTACTGTATTTTCTTTTATAGAAGGGTCAATATGATGATAATCTAAGATATATTCTCTTGTATCACCGCACTTCGCACAATAAGAATCTTTTTTCAATTCTTGTACTATCTTTTGTTTCTGTGCATATTTATCTCTCATATATTTAGAATGACAATATTTACATTCAGATCTGCGACTTCCTTTTTTCTTATCTCTCCAATTAAACTCTTCAATTGAATATTCCTTTCCACATTTTGTACAAATTTTTGTCTGCATTAATATCACCTTTAATAAGTAATTAATAGTTGGTTGGTTGGTTGGAATGGAGGGATTCGAACCCCCGAATGGCAGGATCAAAACCTGCTGGCTTAGCCACTTGCCGACATTCCAATCTATTTTTAACTTTCTATAAATATTATATCACATTTCGTGATTTTTGTCAACTATCTCAATCTTTCCATCTTATTGTAGTTTTTCTTTGTTCCAAGATTCCTTGGCAGAAAGTCTGGATCGAATATATTGTCTAAGTAAAGAATTTTCACTTGCTTTGCATCCGCCACCGAAAACTTGAATCGTTTCAGCGATATATTTAATAATCAATACTGCCATACCACATTTCACATTTCACTACGAAATAAGCAAATTCAAGCATAATAATTTCTCACTTTCATTAATATAATTATATCATATTTCTGAAAATTTGTCAACCTACTAAATCGTTAGAATTCTGCTGGTTATCAACCATTACCAAGGGACACCACGTGGAGGCTCTAACTTTATCCCTCATAATCACCAAAGCTGGAGGACAATGGTGATTTAATTCCTCTCCATCTTTTGACAGAAAGTCTTGTTTATAAAGGAAGAAGGTCTTAATCAAACTTCCTTTTTAATTCTATAATTTATTATATCATACTTTGAAAGAAAAGTCAAGTGGGTGGGTTACTCACCTTCATTTTCAAGTTCTGCGCCTACAAGCTTTTCCCAGCAATCTTCGCAAATTTCTGCATTTACATCTGTGCTTTCAAAAGTCTTGCTACATTCCTGACATACAAGCTCAAAAATCTCTTCCATTTTAATTCCTCCTTAATCAAGGGTCGCCGCCACATAGCGGATAACCGAAAGTTTTTCTTTATCTGAAGGCACAGAATGACGAAGGCTAATTACCTTAACTCTTGTGCCGTGATATAAATAACCGTAGCTTTCATCCATCATGCGAATAATATCGCCATTCTTTGGAATATCCTCTTCCTTATGGAGAAGATAGTCATAGGTTCTTCCTCGAAAATTCTTATTGCGGTCTTTAAATTGTACTGTAATTACCATCCAAATCTCTCCCTTGCTCCAGATTCATAGTAATCTACCCAATCAACAAGTTCATAATTGTCAGGAAAGCGTCTGCTCTTAATATAAGCTTTTGCGTCTTCAATACTTTCAAAAACACCATCTGCATAAGTCTGATCATGAACATCGCCATAATGATGTTCTTTATAATGTTCAAGAACAATATAGATTTGTTTCATTTAAATTCCCCTTTCTTAATCTTACAATATAATTGTATCATATTTTAAGAAAAATGTCAAGTCACAGCATTTTATTAGGTATTTTCAGCGGGAAAGACCTTAATTTTCATATAAATATGATTTTCATGATCATTTCCATATTTTTTGATATCGTAGTCTACAGTCATTTTAAATCCAAGAGAATTTAATTCTCTTTCAAGATCAACTAAATAAGATGGTTCAATGTCTTTCGCTCTTCGCCATTCAATTGCTTCATTTTTATCATATGTTCTTTTTTGAATAATATAATTCGATACATAATGAAATGCCATAATCTGCGCCCGAGTCATATTCTTTGTCATTTCATTTGCCTCTGTAACATTAGGAATTTTAAACATAATTTAATCCGCCTTTCTTTATTTTATAATATAATTATAACACAATCCATGAAAAAAGTCAACTTACTTCTTATCTTTAGGCCGCCATAAAATAAAACCATGAGTATTTAAACCCATATACACTAAATACATAATAATCTGTGGCACGTTAATTGGGCCGATTAAATTCACCACAATCCAAGCAATATTACTAACTCCCCATACAATAAAACCGCTTCTCTTTTTAAAATTAACCATTATATTTCCTGTTAAAGAAAGGATTAACGCAATTATAGAGATAATAATAAGTAAACTATCCAAAATAATTCCTCCAATAAAAAAATCAAGGGCGACTATTGCCGCCCTCTCAAAAAATTAAGGAGAAGTAACGGTGCCTTCTATTCCGCCAGTAGTTTCTGTCTCGGCTTCAAGGTCGGCAGTCAATTCTGTGATTTTTACTTTAATAGCGTCTAACTCAGCTTGCAGAATTTCAAGAATCGCTGTGCCATATTCAGTTTCTGTGCCTTCACCGTCTAAATAACATCCAAAATTATATGTCGCTCCTTGGCCTATCGAAATCACAATAGATTTATTTTTTTGTGTAAGATTTGAAATCATTTTTCTAATTACAGAACTCTTCTTTGCAAGTTTAGCAATCTGTGCTTCAGTAGAGCTTGTTCCAGTGTTAACCGGTGGACAAGGATAAGGATATTCAGGATAAGGCGGTGGAGGACAATTCGGCGGCATCCAATATCCGGGATAAGTATTTTCGCCACACCCACAAGAACAATTTGTATTGTTGTTTGTATTTGCCATATTATCACCTCCACAAGGTCTTCTTGCCAATTCGGAATTTTGTACTAAGTCACTTTGCGGCACTTCTATTCACCCCTCTCAAAAATTTTTTGTAGCAGATATTCTGCATTTATCTTATTATAATCCCAATATGGGATTTCAATTAACTTAATATTATTATTTTTGCAATATTCTCTTTTTAAATCATCATATCTTTTCTGTTTTTTTAAAGCACTTTCTCCACCAAAAAAATCTAAATTATTATAATGCTGTTTGCCTTGATACTCAATCAAACATATTAATTCTTTATCTTTTATAATCGCAAAATCAAAACGCAATTTTTTATTATCTCCTTTCAGATTATCAAAAGAAAATTGTGTTTTAAAACTAATTTTTTGATTTTTAAGTATTTCGATTATTTTTAACTCTCCTTTTGAAAGACTACAACCGCATGAGGTAGTATGTCCACTGCGTAAATGTTGCCCACTTACAATAACAGCATTCCCACATTCACATTGACATAAATAATGTGCTCTCTTTCTTTCCCCTGATACTATTTCATCTCTTTCTACCACAATTAGTTTTCCAAAGGTTTGTCCAGATAAGTCATACTCTTCCATTAATGCTCGTCTGTGTGCTTCTTGTGAACATCCACAACTAATTGTATCTCCATTTTTCAATGCAGTACCTAATATACTTTTTATTTTTCCACAGTCGCACTGACAAATCCAATAAAGTTGACCTTGATTCCCCTTTTTTGAATCATCAATTTTTAATACTATTAGCTTTCCAAAACGTTCTCCCACTAAATTTTTTAGATTTGCTTCAGAAGTTCGCTCTTTTTGTAGACATCCACAAGACTGTGTATGCTTAGACCTAAGATGTTGTCCCAAGATGCTCTTAATATTGCCACAATCACATCGACAAATCCAATACGCTCCTTTTCTACTTAAGTCTCTTTCCAATACAGTTAATCTTCCAAATTTCTGCCCAGTTAAATCAATTAATCTTCCCATATAATAAACACCTTCCTGTTTATATTTTCTCTCCTATATAAATAAAAGTAGAAGAAAAGCATGGAGAGGATGCTTGTCAATAGGCTCATGACTTCCTATCTATTTCTTCTACTATAAAGTATTTTTTATTTAATTATTCTCTAAAATTTTAGGTTAATCCTTGATAGCATGCAGATAAATATAATCTGGACGTCCGGGCGGCGTTCTTAAGACATAAAGAGTATTTAATTGAAACCTCTCAGGGCGTGCAATAACATATTCTACAGAAACTTTCGTTCCAGCGATTGAGTTCTCCAAATCCTTTCTCTTACATTTTGTAATTACCTCATCAACTTTAATCATCTTATCTTCATTTTTCTCATAATAAGAAATGAACATAAGACCTTTTGATTTCATACTAAGATTAATAGTATCTAATCCCATTATAATACCTCCTTAGTCCCATAGATCTCTAAAATATTTTGCAAAAAGCTCCAGTCCTTCATCAATTTGCCTGCCATTTTCTTCGTTATAGTCTTCTTCTTTGATATAAAGATAAAATGCCCATATCATTTTATCAAGAATCTCATTCCATTTTTTAAAGCCATCTTCTTCTTTAATATGATCAAATTCATCATATTCAAAAAGACAACTTGGTGCGCCAGAATGATTATCTCTAAAATAGATAAGTCTTAATAAAATCAGTGCGGAAAGAGTCATATCAAGATTCCAGCATTCTTCAAAGAAAAAATCGTTGGTAAGATAAAAATTAAGGCTATCACTATATCTCTCATCCTTTTCTTTAATTCTCATTCCAGTAATAACTTCTCTACAGAGATGTCTCACTTCCTCCAAAGATACTTTATGCATAAATACCTCCAACACGATTAGGCGACGATTGCTCGCCGCCAAAATTCTTATTCATGGATATAGTTGCCATCTTCGCCTATTACAATAAACTTTTCAATCTGGTCATAGATATCCTTATCAGAATCTACCCACATTTCATCAAATTCAAGAGCGGCAAGACAGCCAAGCATAGAACGAGCATTTACACGATACCCCTTCTTGCCACAAAAGAGTTCTACTCGTCCTTCAATACTTTCGCAAATTCTTACAAATTCAGTAATATCAGTCATAGTTACCAAGTTAATCTTATTTCTCATATTAATCCTCCTTCATTCTATCTTCAGCAAGATCTTCAAGCATTGCTTTATCACTTTCGTAATCGACTTCATTTAAATTATCATTTTTCCCACAATAAGAAAAACGAAACATTGTGCCGCTATAAGTTTTAATATGAATATGCTTCGTCTTCTTATCAATATCTCCTCGTTCATAAAAATTAAAAGATTCAATATATCTTGAACGAATATACTGTCCATTTGAAAACTTCAAAAACATAATACTCCTCCTTTCAAATTACATCAGCTAAAATTCTCATTAAATATTCACAATTTAATTGTTTAAAATCTGTATATGGAATTATTTTTAGAGGAACATTATTTAAAATACAGTATTCCTCTTTTTCTTTATCCCTCTTTTTTATAATTTGTACTTTTTCTTCTGTAAATATATTTCCTCGTGCCTGATAATGCTGTTCTCCATGATACTCAATAAAACAAATCAAGTCATTTTTATCATTAAAGAGTGCGAAATCAAAATGAGGTACTCCTCCAGTTGTTAATTTAAATCCATTAATATAATATTCTCTTTTAAAAAGAATATTCATTTCTGTTAATAGTTGAGAAATTCTTTCCTCTCCTTTTGATCTTACACACCCACAAGAAGACACACCTCTTCTCAAATCATGTTGACTAATCTCTTTTATAGCTCCACATTCGCACTTGCAAATCCATTTATGACAATTATCTTTATCTCTATTTTTTGATAATTCCATTACAATTAATTTTCCAAATTTTTGTCCAGTTAAATCCTTAAAATTCCTTTTACAACCACAACTTTTTGAATTACCTTGTCGTAAATGAGTTCCAAGAGTACTAATAATTTTCCCACAATCACACTGACATATCCAATATGCACGACCTTTTGGTTTATTAATGTCCCTTTCAAGAACAACTAAATCTCCAAATCTTTGTCCAGTTAGATCAATTAATTTACTCATATAACATCAATCTGCTGAGATCTTAAAACTTCTAAAGCAGCTTCGTGCTTTTCTTTAGATACATCCGCACACAATTTAGAATTAACAATAATTTTAGCATCTGGCATCGCGGCTCTAAGTAAAACAGCATTTGCTAAAACACAAATACTTGTCACAAAACCACATAGCTCAATCTCCACATCTTCATTAAATGCATTACGAAATGCAACAACCCTATCAATCAAATCGAAAGAGCCAAAAGTAGGCTTCAGGACGCAAAGTGCTGCCTCATCTCTTAGTTCCTCAACAATCTCCCAGCCTTCTGTCTGGTAAATACAATGTTCAACAGGAAGCTTCTCGCCCTCAAGAGTATCCATATAATTTTCCATATGTGTGTCCTGAGTAAAGATTACCATTTCATGATTTTCTCGCGCGGCGGCAACTCTCTCCTTAATTGCAGGAATTCTCTCTTCTGCAACTGGATTTGCAAGAGCTCCGGTAGTAAAATCAACTTGACAATCTACACAAACTAAAACTTTCATTACTTCTTACCTCCAAAAAAAATATCAAACAAAATTTGTGAACCAACATAAATAACGCCGAAAATCAACGCCATTCCAATAATTGCCATAATAAAATTACCTCTTTTCTTTTTTTATTCTATAATTATTATATCATAGAAATTCAAAAAAGTCAAGAGGTAGAATTTATTAAAATTATTTAGTCTCTAATTCTTCAAAAATTAAATCCTTAGGTAAAAAATCCTTACAAATATAGATAGAAGCAAAGCTAATCCCCTTCTGAATTTCTTTTGTTTTATAATCTTTAAAAAAGTTAATTCTTTTGTCAAAAATAAGTGCCTGCGTTCCTTTTAAATAATCAAACCGTTTTTGTCCTTGAAGGGTTGGAAGTGGGAGTAGCATTGCATAGGGTTTTTTCAATTCAGTTAGCCGACGAAGAATATCATCCTTAATTGAAAATGGCGGGTTTGATATAATCATATCATAATCTTCTGGTTCATATTCAAAGAAATTATGACCATTATCAATATGAGAATAAATAACTTTATGGCCCGCGGCTACTATCTCTCTTACATATTCACTATCTTCCGTGTCAAAAGGACACCAAATCGTACTATTTGGTTTGATATATTTTAAAATTGGCTTTACTGCATAAGCAGGAGTATACACTTCATCAGACGCCTTATCCGTTTTTGC